GTGCCAGCTCTTTGACGTCAAGTTGAGCTTGCAACGTCTTGATCTGTTCTGAGCTCTGGGCCAGGGTGTCGAGCAGCACCTCGCGATCCTGCTCGGCCGCCTCGGCAGCTACCTGTAGCGCCTGCTCGCGGTCCTTGGCTTCATCACGTTCACGCGTCACATGCCCCAACTCGCGCTCGAGGTCGGCGGCGCGCGCCGTCATGGCCTGCAGTTGGGCCAGCACTTCGTTGTGCGTGCCGACCAGCGCGTTATGCGTCTGCTCAAGGGATTTCCCAGCTTCACTGGCTGCGTTGAGCTGGGATGTCAGGCTGGCAACTTGCGCCACCATCGCCCCGTTCACCGGGCCGATGGCGGTGGCCAGTTGATCAGCGTCGGCCAGGTCGATTGCGGTGGCCTGCCCCATCTTCTCGAATACCTCTCCCTCGGTTTCGAAGCGGGTCAGATTCTTGAAGTGGGCGCCGGTGATTTTGTGTTCACCGTCGACCATGTTCATCATGATCAGAAGTTCGTGCATGAATGGCTTGGACATATATAAACCCTCAAGCGGCAGTTGCCAGCGTGTTGTCTTCGATTTTTAGCCAGTTGGAGCCGTCCGAATAAACGGGACGGTTGCCGCGCGGCGTATTAGTGCAAAGGAACATCTGTCCCTTATTCGCACCGGCGGACGGCAACGTAGTAAGCGTGCGATCTTCGAGCTTGTTAGGAGTTAGATTTTCAGTGCTCCAGAACTCAGCCCAGCGCGACCACGCTCCTTGATACCTGCCGCGAATGCCTAGTTTCGGAGAGGCCGCGCCTGTGGCATAGCCAATGGCCAATTGCGTTAAGTTGCCATTGACCCCTATTTCAGAATATCTGTAGGTCACAGCGTAAGCTAATGATCCGAAGCCAGGGCCGTTAGCATCCCCCGCGTTCATAAGCCTATCCGAAGTTCCCGGATCGATATTTAAATTCCAATCAGCAGAAAGAGAACTAGTTGAATAGGCAGAAAACAACCCCCTAGCCTTATCAACAGTTGCGACTTGGCCATCATTTACGACCGAAAGCGAGGTTAATAACGATCTATCACTAACTAGTAAATTTCTATTAGTCCAAACCTGCTGCCAACCGTTCAGAGCCGGCGTGGACTCACCGTAGCTTTGAAAGTAGAAGTTACCAGCCCGCCCCGCGATCTCTGCCGATATGCCATCGGTAATCGCCATGCTTAGGCCTGCAGCAATCCCGTTGATCGGGCCGGCTCCCCCGTCGCCAGCAACACGAATAAAACGGCTACCAAGCTGGGGATTTCCGAAGTTTGCGGTCTGATCCCATCGACCGAGGTTAAAGTCACCGACTTTAATGAGGCGGCCAACAGTAGTGTCTTGCGCGGAAATTGTTGGAGTTAAACCTAGTGCAGTTCGCTGTTCAGCTAAAGTGGCGGCATTTAGTAAAGATTGTGCGAACGCATTTGCATTCAGGACTGAAGCAGTACCCAGGCCAAGGGAAGCCCGCTGCGCGGCCTGCGTACTGGCCGCCACCAACGCACGCCCCTGCGCCGACAGATCGAAAGTACCGATCGCGCCAGGGCCTGTGAACATCAGCCCCTTGTTCGCCGCACCCACGGCTGCGGCCAGGGCCGTAAGGTTGGCGTTGGCAGCGAAGGCACCGAGGTTCTGCGTCAGGGCGCGCAGCAGATCAGCGGCCTCTTTCACATAGCCCTGGATCGGCGCAATGCGGTACTGCTTGCCCGCCCCTGCGGCGCCGGTGAAAGGCGGCGAGAAGGTCAGCTGGGTATCGCTGGCGATGTTGGTCACCTCATGCATCGAGGCGCCGCCTGCGATTGTGAGGCCGTCGCCGATCCGCACGTTTTTTAAGAAGGCGGTGCCGGTGCCGGTGGCCACTTGGCCGTTCGCCGCTACTTGAATGGAGCCGTCTGCATACCAGACCATTGATTTTTCTCCGGGCAATAAAAAGCCCGCAAGAAGCGGGCTGCTGGACTGGGTGAGTAATCAGTTAGGAAGTTCGAAGTTGGCGGCCACCATTGGCCAATTGACGTTGACCGGTGGGTAGTTATCGAACGAGTGAATATTAAAATTCACCTGCTGCTTATTTGAGTTCGTGAACCCGATATAGGGTTGGTCGGAGAAGTTCACGTTATCCCATGCATTGCGGACGCCGCTGATCATCAGGTAAGTCGTGGCGGGAAGCGCCCAGGGCAACCGGTATTGGAACACGATGCCACCGGCACCACCCCATGCGGTTGAACCGCCCCCCGACCAGGACTGCGAGCCGGCGATGAATCGAGCAACCCGATAGCCGCTGTCGTAAACAACTTCAGCGCCCGCGTTCTTGATCCGCATCCCCCACTTATCGGTCGATGGCCTGGGCTCAGTAGTACAGGCTGAATACCTGCCAGTGCCCGAGGCACCAACAGTCCCTGGCATGTTCGTCACGATCACAGCAGACCAGCCAGTCCAGTTACCTGACCGGCCGGAATGATTGAACGAATGGAAATGCCCAGCACCATTGGGATTCACGAACACTACCGGAGGCGCCTGAGATGTGATCGGCGTCGGGTATGAAACGCTTACGCCGCCGCTACCTGCCCGCTGATACGTCCCGTTGTGAATCTCAAATAACGCGCTGCGCGCCTCATCAATGACGACCTGGCCTGAGTTACCGCGAAACCTCCCCCCATAGCTCATTTGGTATGTGCCGCCCATATATGCATTGGTTGATCGACCTGCCCTGAATACTTGCGTATGAGCCGCACCCGAGCATTGGGATAACTGCCCTCGACACGGTATTCGGGTAGCGGAATGTGAGACGGCAGGTTGCCGTTGTAAAAGGTCACAACGAGAAAGCCTCTTGCCGGATCAAACTCCGGCAGAGGCACCGTCAGGTTATAGGCCCCTGGGAAGGAAGCCACGATGTTCAATATCGTGGTTATCGTGAACTCGTTAGAGTCCACGGTCTTCTTCCCGTACTGGTCTTTTATTATCAGGCTGCGCATCAGTCGAGTTTCCCGATAGTGATCCTGTCTACGTTGTTTTCGTCATAGACGACCAGCCGATTACTCGAGATCGTCATCCGCCCTTGGTTGTCCAGCGGGCTGTTGATTTCGAAGTCGTTGGTCACGAAGTTGATACGGATGCCGCGTGAGCCAGCTACATAGTCGGGTGACCTCAGCTCGCCGGTAACGATCAGGCGCTCAATGTCGGCGCGCCGAATCATCGCGCTGTCGATGAACGTCTGGCCGTTCTGCACAACGAACGGCGCAACCGCTCCGCCACCTGTGGCATTCAGGATCGAGAAGAGGTTGGCGCGGATGGCGAACGTCGACTGCACGACGCCACCCTGCTCCTCGAGCCCCAAGCCAAAGCCAGCCCACTCGTAAACGCCGCCCTGGGCGATCTGCAGCCTCACGGCCCACATGGTTGATAAATCGCCGTTCAGCTTCGCCACCGCATTGGCGGTGACTTGCACCGCCGACGACGCATCCCCGGCCACCGCCTGCACCTGCTGGACCTGCTGGGCGAGCGCGCTGTCCGCGTTCGCCCGGGCCTGTTGCTCTTGGGTCAGCTGTGCCGAGGTGGCCGCGCCGTCGGCTGTCGCCTTCACCTGGTCGATACGGGTGCCCAACGCCTCATCGGCGCTCGACCTTGCCGTCGCTTCCTGGGTGATCGCGGCGACATTGCCGTCGACGCTGGTTTTCAGCTGCGTCAGCTGGGTGGCCGTTGCCTGGCGATCGGTGACCACAACCTGCGTCAGCTCGGTGATTCTCGCCGAGTTCTGCCCCACCGATGCGTCCAGCGTGGTGATGCGCTGTGCCAGCGCCTCGTCTTCCGTGGCCCTGACCTTGGTTTCCTCGACCACCTGCACGACCGTGTTCCAGCCACGCAGCGCATCCTCCAGGTCGCCAGCACCGTCATCGCTACGGGCCGCGGCGCGCAGCACTTCCAGCGTGCTCGCCTGGGCTTGCACCTTGCCGTCGACGGCGCTGATGTCCGCCGCGTTCTTCTGCACCTGCTGAGCCAGGCCGTTTGCCGACTCGACCGCCTGCCCGACGTCAAGCCAATAGGCTGCGTTCGGCGGCGCAGTATCGCGCGGCACCGCCTGGATAGCCTGGTACAGCCTGCGACCGTTTGGCCCGCCGCGCACCGTGTCGCCAGGGGCGTAGGTGAGCGCCGGGTCATAGGCCAGCGCGTCGACGAGATCGCCGATCTGCTGCTCGAGCTCTTCCCGCACTTCGTTCAGGCGGTCGTTGACCGAGCCAGGCCCATCACCGTCGATCAGGTCGATACGCTCGGCCAAGTGCTGGCCAAGCGCAGAGGCGTTGACACGCTCGGCGAAGTAGGCGTCGTACTTGCTGACGTCCGTGCTGCTGATACCGTCGATCCAGGCCGTCCAGGCGCCGACGTTGCCGGTGCGGTCGACCAGCCGGGCACGGAACCAGAAGCGCACACCGGCAGCCAGGCCATGCAGTTCGTGCTCGCTCTGCGGGTAGGCGAAATCGCCCAGCTTCAGCGCGTTCTGGCCGGTGGCGTTGTTGGCGTACTCCACTTCGGTGCGCTGGGTATCCTCGACGCCTTCCGGGAACAGCCATTTCAGGCCGATGCCGAAGATCAGTGGTGTGGTGGTCAGCGAGGCCAGGGCCGGCGGCAAACCGGTCTTGCCCTCAAGCTGGGTCAGCATCGAGTCGCGCCAGATCGACGACACGTCCCAGGCGCTGACAGCGCGCACCCGGGCAACGTAACCGCCGGTGTAGATGCCGACGACATCGACGCTCAGGGCGCCGCTACGTGGCAAGCGGATCCAGTTGCCCGAATCCTTGCGCCACTCGACGTCATACGCCACCGCGCCCGACACGCTCGGCCAGGCGATCGTCATCGTGTTAATGGCGATGCCCTGATCCAGACTGTGAAACGCCGTAATGGCCACGCCGGCCGGCGCCTCGATGCTGCTGATCGGCACCACGCTGATCGGCCGGGTTTCCAGCCGGGCGCCAGTGTCGATCGCATCGAACTTGCTCGGCTCGTACTGCAGGGCGTCGATGGTGTAGTTGCCGTCCGCGTCGCGCGCCACCTTCATCACCCGGTAGAGCTGGATGCGCAGGTCATCCGCATCAACCGCCCACACCAGCTGCGGCGCCGGGGCCTCGCTGTAGTCGGTGGTGACGGTCACCTGGCGGCCGGCGACCAGGCGCACAGTCCGGCCCTCGGCCTTGCCGCTCGGGAGGTTGAGGATCAGCCGGTCACCCGGCTTGACCTGCGTGTCACGATCCAGAGTGATCACGCGGCCAGCGACTGCCGAGATTCGCCCGCCGATCTCCCGACCGGCCAGCAGCGAGTCCGCCACCGGGATCACGTAGCCAGGGAGCGGGATGCGCCCCTCCAGGCCGGTTTTGAAGTTCACCGTCCTGTCTTGGGTGTTGGTCAGCAGCACCCATTTGCCACGGCGCTGGGCTTCGCTCTGCCGGGTGCAGCCGATGGCCGAAAGCTCGACGGGGCGGTCGCCATAGCGGCGCTGCAGGCGCTTGTCGGTAACCGGCACCACGTCGGTGTCGTAGTTGTTTTCAGGGTTGTCGAAGCTCACCAGCGCGCGGCTGTAACGCGTGCGCGCGGAACCGCTGCCATAGGTGAACTTGCCGTCGACCACATTGCCGCGGGTGAACACGTAGTCGAAGTCGGTCTCGCGCGGCATATCGGCCTGGCTCATGAGCTGGCCCTGCGACCAGTACGTCATGCCGCGGTAGATCGCCGCGATGTCGCGCAGCAGCACCCACGCCTCGGCTTTTGCCTGCAGGTTCAGGTCACACAAAAACCGCGGCTCCTGCCCGCCCTTGCCGTCATCGACCAGCTGGTCGCAGTACTGCGCAATGCGGTACAGCTCCCACTTATCGACCATCCAGGGTTTGATGCGTCGGCCCAGGCCGAAACGATCATTCACGCACAGGCCGTAGGTGATCCAGGCCGGGTTGTTCGTCCAGGCATTCTTGAAGGTGCCGTCCCATACGCCGCTGTAGGTGCGAGTATCGGGATCGTAGTTGCTGGGCACCTGAAACTTGCGCGCCTTGCACTTCACGGTCACCGCCGGAATGTTGGTGAACTGCTCGGCGCTGAAC